AGCCGGACCAGTTCGCCAGTTTGGCTGGGTGACAATGCGAGCGTCGTCCGTTCCAGCGTCCGTTTCTGCCTGCGTGGCGATCTCGGCGATGCCAGCGGTAGTCTCGCTTGCAGCTGGCGCAACAGTACCAAACGATGACCAAATGACGTTGCTGCTCTCCAGCGTGCCATTCACCTGCGTCTGTCGGAAGGTTGCACCGGCATCGGTACCTTCCTCGACTGTCGTGACGGCCTGCTCAAGCTCGGCAAAGGTGCTGGCATCCAGCGCCCGCGTCATCGCGACAGCAGCGCCGTTCCACACATAGATGCCGTTAGCGCTCTGCGCGGTCTGGTTGCGCACCAGCACGCGATCCTGCGACGCCATCGTGACGCCATCAATCGTGGCGCCAGGGCTGCTCAGGTTGACGTTGCTTTGCGTGGCGACACGACAGCTGTCCTTCCATGCCAAGCCCTCGATGGCTGAATCGACATACGCTTTGTTTGCAGCGTCGCCGCTTGCCGTAGGCGACGGCAGGTTAATGACCTTCGAGACCGACTGCAGGTCGAGGTCGGTGAAGAACTTGCGAGCCATATCAGATCAGGCGGGCGAGGCCAGCAGATGCTGGATTCAGTGTAACCACAGTCTGGTTGGCGCTTGGATGCGCTATGTCACCGTCGATTTCTTGGCTGCCGCTATCCAGCAATTCAACCGATGGCTTATAGCCAAGATTATGGTTAATAGTCCAAGTTGTTGCGGGTATGGATTGTGTGTGAACATAGGCAGAACCGCCGGCTGGGCCTTGAGGGCCTTCAGGACCTTGAGGACCTTCAGGACCTTGAGGGCCTTCAGGACCTTGCGCACCTACGGGACCTTGTGGACCGGCTGTAAATGCTGTGACTGTAGTGGTAAGCGGCGTGGTTACAACGGTCGTTGTTCCATCACCTTCGATAAAAGTAACCGTATTATTTACAGCGGTAACGTTTACGGATGTCATGCGGTGTACCCCTCGCTGACGTAGATGATGCCTTCGAGGTAATACTCTTTCAGGCCGCTTGGGTTGGTAAGTAGTACGTCGTAATAGGCTTCGTTGGGGAAGGTGGCGGTGTCGGTATCGCTAAGTGCGATTTCAATGGTGCCGGTGCTGCGGTCGGTGTAGGTAACGGTAAAGTCAGCGTACTTAGTGGTGCGATTTTGATTCCAGACCTGAGCGGCGGCAGTCCAACCGGTGAGGTTGATTACGGCGTTGTTGCTGTCCTTGAACCGCAGCGTGACGCTGTAATCCGCTCGGCGCTGGAGCGTGATGTTGTACGTGCCCGGAGAGACTGCCATGGCTCCAGCTTAGCGACCCTGGCCGCGCAGCTTTTTGCGGTTGTGGCTTGGCCTGCTATGGCGGCCATGCCCTTGACCTGCGCTAAGCTGACCCTGATTTTGACGTGTTTCATGGCCACCACTCGCGGTATCAAACCACTGCCCCCTTTGCACGAATTAGAGACGTGGTTTGCCATTGACGGATCAGACCTTGTTTGGCGTACTAGCTATTTCAAGGAACTCATAGGCAAGCGCGCTGGATATTTGCGACCAGACGGATACATCGAGATTAGGAAACAAAATAATAAAATGCTTGCACATAGAATCGCTTACTATATTGCCACCAAGGAAAATCCTGGCAATTACTTTATAGATCATATAGACGGAAACCCGTCTAACAACTGTCCTAGTAATTTACGAATGGCTACTGCAACAGAGAATTTGCGGAACTGCAGAAGACTGCGCAGAAACAATACGTCTGGCCGATCAGGCGTACTGTACGCCGTAGTTGGAGGCATCGAATATTGGAAGGCTTATGTAGTTGTCAAGGGTAGGCAGCTTCATCTTGGATCATACGCGACCAAAGAAGCGGCGATTGCCGCTAGAGAAGTTGCTGAAAAATTCACTTACGGAAAATTTGCCCCTATCGCCCTTGACCCCGAAGAGGTTTTTTGCCTCTTCGCCGAGGGCGAGAGTTTTTGCCGTAGCCATCCCGTGTAGTTTTCGGCTTGCCGGGCTGGTGCTGGACGGCGGCAGTGCCGGTTTTGCTGCGGACTGCCATCAGACTGCACCTCCCAGAAGCAGCGCTCGCAACTCATCAAGGTCGAAACCTGCGGCTTTCAAGCGCTCGGCGGCGGTCAGCGGCATAGGCAAAGCGTCGATCAAGGGAAGATACTTAGGCACTAAGCGCCTCCTTGATCTCATCCGTGGTAGTGGCTGCATCAATGGCAGATTCGATGATGACGTACCGGGCGCGGATAGCAGCGCGAGCGGCTTCGGCCTGGTCGGCGCTGGCGCCGGGGATCTTCAGGCTGATCATGCGGTCATGCGGCGCCAGCTCATCAGCGCGGCGGCGGCGGCGAATGTCGTGCGCGATGGCCTTGGCGCGGTCCAGGTCGATCTCGATGCCATCGGGGGAGTAGACCCACGCAGCGCGGAAGGTGCGGTCGGAGGGGATCTGGTCAGCGGTGACGATGGCGTAGATGCCGTCTGGTGCGACCTGCTGGGCGACCTGCTCGATCGGCACCTCTCCGGTGGGAGTGGTGATCGCGACGCCGGTAGCGGTGGGATGGATGATGTAGGTCATGGGTCAGCGGAAGATAGACACGCCAACGTAAGGCATGTCTTGAAGGCCAGTTGCACTGTTATTTGTCTGAATACGGACTGAGTTTGCGGCAATGCTTGTATAAGCGTTGCCGCTGGTTGGCCACACACCGGAATAGCCAGGGTTGCCGGTAGTGCCGTCACCACGATGGATAGTCGAGTTTACACAGTAGCTTGCATCCGGCATCGCCGTCGTGAAGTTCACCGTATAGTCACCCACGCCATTGTCAGTGATGCTGCTGACGTTGTAGCTGGCGCGGATCGCCACGATGCCGGTGCCGTCGAAGTTGACCCAGGCGCGGCACAGTTGCCCGCCAACACTGCCAGGGCTGAGTGCCTTGGTGTTGTCGTAGAACCCAACCGGATCGCTGCTGAGTGTGGCGCCTGCATTGGCGCTGAGTGTGACGGTGGTGCCGCTGATGCTGGCGACCGTCGTGCCGGGTGTGATGCCTTCGCCGGTCACCACCATGCCAGCAACGATGCCGGTGGCGCTGGCGACCGTCAGGCTGGCGGTGCCGCTGGTGATGGTGCCAGTGGTGTGGATGCCATTGATGTCGGTGCGGGTGGCCACAGCGGCGCCAGCATCACCCCATGTGAGCGTGCCACTGCCGTTGGTCTTCAGCGCCTGTCCGTTGGTGCCATCAGTAGCCGGCAGCGTCCACGTAACATTGCTCGATACTGTAGCCGGCGCTTGGAAGGCTACCCAGTTGCTGCTGTCGCTATCAGCCAGGCGCAGGTCACCTTGACCGTAGATGGTGACATCACCGGCGCTGCTGATGCCAACGCGGCGCGTGCCGCCAGTGGCAAAGTCAAGCGCATCAGTACCGCTGCTGTAGATGCCGGTGTCAATACCGGAGTCCTTGAAATACAGCGATGGCGCTGCAGCAGTGCCGTTCTCAAGGGCAATGCTTGTCCACTCTCCATCCAGTTGGTAGAGCGTGATCCAGGCTGAGTTTGCGCCATTGCGCATCTTCATCACGCCGGCCGTGGTATCGGCCCAGCGCATGTATGCGAAGGTGGTGCTGGGCTCAGCGGCGCCACTGTTCTGGCTGACGATCGCAGCCAGGGCGTTGTTCAGGTCAGCGCGGAAGGCGGCCCCGGATTGGTTGGCAATCGCGTAGTCGTGCTGCGCCATCAGATGACCTCCCGGCCGTAGCCGATGGCAGTGTAGCTGAACTGGCGCGAGATCATGCTATTAGCTGCGTTGTAGAAGGTGATCGAGAACCCAGACCGGGTGGGGCTGCTGATCACATAGTAATCACCCGTTGCCATGTTGTATGCGGTGATGCCAAGCTGCGGGGCCTGGTAGAAGCGGTTAGCGAACGTGACCGCATAGGCTGCTGCAGCTGTCGTCAGCGGGCCAGCGCTGGCGCTGCGTTGCTGTAACTCAAGCTCACAACCAAGCTCGTCGATGACGATGTTTTGATCGTTGCTGGTGCTGGTAGCAATGGTCTTGAACTGAAATGCGCGGCCACGGGTCAACGCATTAGCAAACTCGCGCCATGCCGTCCACGCGGGCGACGCGCCAGGATCGTCGTTGGTAGAACGTACATAAAGCGCAGCGTTGACAGCATCATAAAGCGTGCCATCAAAGGTGGGCCACGTATCAATCAATGCGGTATTGTCATCGAACAGATCGCCAGGCGCATAAGGCCGTGTGACAAAATACCGGCGCATGTCAAGGTCATATACGCCACCTAGATCAAAGGTACTGCCGAACTCGTATTCCCCAGAGCCCAGGCTGCCGCTTACGGCGTCGATGGTACCTAGTGCGTCCCAGTTGCCATCCGTTGCTAATGCGTCGATCTTGGTACCGGTGGCGAGGATCAGGCCATCTAGCTCAGCGCTGTAGATCATGTCGGTGACATTGCCCGAGAATGGCGGCGTCTCTTGATCTTCACGGTAGGACTGCACCAGTAGGCGCGGTTGCGGCGCCGGCAGTTGTACTACAGCGGTGGCAGCGGTGGCAGAACGTCGGCCACCGTCATCCTCAAACTTGACCAGATAGGTGCCGGTCAGTAATGGCACTTGCTTTTGCGTCTGGCTTCCGGCTGCTGCTGATACGATCTCTTGGCTATCCTCCCATAACGCACCAGTGCTAGCGATGTTATGGCGGATCAGTACCTTGCCGCCCAGCAACACATCAAGCTCAGTAGCACGATCCCAGCTGAGGATAGCGCTTGCCGTGTCGATAGGGATTAGCGACAGTCCAGTTACAGTGGCAGGCGGTGCCGTCTTACCAGCGGTTACCTTAGTTAGCTCTGCCGGTTGTGTTGACGGCAGCAGTGATGCGCTGAGGCTGTAAACACGCACCGCATAGGTGCCTGGTGTGGTGTCAAGGATCTCATAGTCCGGGCTGCTGACTGTGCGGGTATTCCAGTTATCGCTATCGCGACGCCACTGCACTTGATATTGCGTGACACCAGTAACCGCCCGCCAGCTAATGATCAGCTTTGCCTTGGCGATACCACCAGCGTCATAGAGCACTTCATTTCCTGTCAGGTCGATCGGCGGTGGCGGGACGATGTTTAGGTCTGTGATGTCCCGTTGCTGCAGCGCGATGTCACGTTCAACGTAGGCGTACTTACTGGCGTTATAGGCCAGTGCGGTAACGCCATACTGATTGCCTTCGTCTGTTTCAGTAATAGACAGCACCCGCCATGTTGATGCTTGTATATTGCTGGTTTGATACACCCATACGCTGTTTGCATTAGGTGCGGCACTGAAATTACTGGTAACGACGATGCTATTGCCAACAATGGATTGGATAGCGCGTGATTCAACGGCGCCGGTTGGCAAGATGACCGATAACTCAGCGCCGGCTACGGCTGATAGGCCGGTAGCATCGTCTACGGTGATAGTGGAGGCGGAGGCGGCTGCTATGCGTCCACCACGACGTACCCCAGCGCGTAGCGGATCTGCCACCTCGATCACTTGGCCAGGGCGTACAACCACACCGGCGTCGATGCTGGTGGTGAAGCTGATCACCTCAGATTCGTAGCGCTCGGAGTAGAGTAGCCATTCGCCTAGGCGATGCGCCTGTCCACGGCTAGTGCAGGCAAAAGCGTCTACTTCTTCCTTGACAACACCGTATTTGCTTATGCCATCTTGATCCTCAACTACCTCGTAAGCCTTCTCACGTGTTTCAAGGTCAAGGTAACTGACCACGGCAACAGTAGGTCGTGCCTTACGGCTGCTGCCTTGATAACTAAAGCCCTCTGCTGTGACATTGGCTAGCGTGAATAGGTATGCGCTGTCAGTTGGCTTGTCCTGGCTGATTGTTAGCGTACCAATGCCCCAGTAGGGCATCACACGCATAACGCTGCACAGATCATTGATCAGCTTGTATGCCTCAGTTTGCGTCTGGATGTTGACATTACAGCTAAAGCGTGGCTCCGTCCCGCCGAAGCCATTAGGCACCAACTCGCTGGCGTATTGCGAAGCTGCCAAGAACGCCCACTTATCAAGCTGCGCTGCTTTGATGTGATCGCCGAATCCGTAACGTGTGCTGGTGAGCAGATCCCACAGGATCCAAGCTGGATCGCTACACCACTGCGCAGCGCCAAAGGTGCCATTCCAGATGCCGGCATAGGTCAAACGGCCGGTTGCGCTATCAACGGTGGCATTGCTAGGGATTTGTACCTTGATGCCCCGGATGTGGTAGGCGCGTGATGGGATGTTATTGAACTGCTCTGCGTCAAGCCGTAGCGCTACCAGTGCGCTGTTTGGATACCGCAGTTTGGCGTAAATAATCTCAGTGTATGAGGTCCATTGGATTGCGCTAGAGGACTCGATAACATTGGAGTCTTGCTCAATGCGTGTGCTATCCGACACTGAGATACGTGTTACACGAATATCAGCGGTGGTAAAGCCATCGGTTAGGTTGACGATGTAATCGGTTTGAAATGGATCAGACGTGCGCCCAGAGATTGCGTCTGTAATCACTGTGGTAAAGCCACCGCCGTCATACTGAACAGCGATAGAATAGGTTACGGATAACCCGTAAACGTTGCCGTCTTTTGCGCTCTGCTGCAGCTGTGGAATTGTGAGCGTAACCCGTACTGCATTGACATTAGGGTCTGCAATTTGCCGCGTTACTGGCGTGCCATATTGCACCTCAACGCTGACAGATACCTCTTCTTCTACGTCAGGCGCAATGGCTATGTAGGACTGTGCTTGTGTGCCGGTGCGCGTATCAACCGTGATACCTTGAAAATTGTATGAGCCGTCTGGATTTTGAAGCGGTGTGTCGTTCAGGATGATTGACTGCTGGCCGGCCTTCAGGCCTTCGATCTCGCCTTCGCTGATGAGATCAACGATGGTGGCATATTGGCGCGAGTCAAGGCTGTCACCTGCGACCGTTGGAGTGCGTTGCGGCTCAGATCGTGAGGCTCCGCCGCCACTTCCTCCACCACCAGCACCGGCAATCAGTTTGCCCATCAGCCGCGCACCCTTACGGTGTCGATACCAGCGCTGATGACAACGCTGCCGACGATAGTTTCACCATAGACAATCGGCACTGGCAAACCTTGCCGGCTGGTGTTTTGGATGCCGCTAAAGCTAAAGCTTTCGCGTGGGTCCGCTTCGCGGTTGCCGCTTGTGCCTGGGCCTGACAGGCGTGGAGTTGGCGATAGCAATTGCGCAACACCAGTAAGGGCAAGACTAATGCCAACACCAGCCAATGCAGTGCTAACAGCCAACGGTGCAGCAAGTCCAAGCAGTCCGATAGTGGCGCCGCCGGTGAAAAAAGCACTAGCAAATAATGCCACCCCTGCAATTATCTTGCCAACGCCACCGCCAGCACCGCTGATCACCGGCATGATCTTGATTACCTGCTGCCCTACTGGATCTGCTAGTTCATCCTCGCCGAGATCGTAACCGCCGACAGTGACACGGTAGTGCTGGTCTGCCATGTGGCGCTCCAGGCCGGGGAAGTTGACCGCCAGGAAGCGCACAGCCTCGGCTGCGCTATCGACTGCGGCCTCAAAGGTGCGCTGCCCGAGGAAGGATGCCAGCTTGCCATAAACGCGGATTTTGCGCAGCATCATCGAAGCCTTAGCCTGCCCGCATCGTAATGCCGCAGCCTTCGGCCGGTGCATTTCATCAGCCAGCCACCGTAGAGATCACGACTGCTAAGCCGACCGCGTAGGTGGTGCAGTATCAGCTGATCACCGACGTAGACGCCAACATGATTAAGCTTGTTGTTGTCGATCGCCATCAGCAGTGCATCACCAGCCTGTAGCGGTTCATCTTCTAGCAGCTCGCGGAAGCCTGCAGAGTGCCAGTAGCGGTCGAACAACGGATCCGCCTCAAACGCTTCTGGTGTTAGCGGTCGATCCCAGTCCAGCAGCTGCAAACCATGCTCGGCGTACCAGTCGCGAGTTAGTGTCCAGCAATCCATCAGCGACCACACCCACGGCCTGCCAACCAGCGGCGGCTTGTAGCCGGTTGGGAGCAGCTCTGCGCTCCACGCGCCGGATTTCGGGTTGCAGATGTACCACGGCAGGCTGGAGCGCTCGATGCCGGCAAGGTCTGCAGCGCTTGGCACCGGCGGCATTGCCGGGTGACTGTGGATGATGGCGATGATCTCGCCGGCATCCTCAGCGGCAGCATAATCCTCGGGATCGAGGATGAACTGATCCGCGTCGGTGGATAGGTTGCGGCAGTGCCAGTAACGACGGCGACCTTTGACAACCACCAACAGACCGCACGCCTCGCGTGGGTCCTCGGCCTGTGCGTGCTGCAGCGCCGCATCTTGCCATGTCATGCGTTGAAGGCCCCCACACCAGGGAATGATCCAAATGGCAGCTCAGCGTAAGTGCCGAAGTGCGCCTTGCACGCCGCTAGTGTCTTATCGCATGTTGCCAAGCCGCCGGTGTAACCGCACTCGGTTGATTTGTAGACCCATTGGCACACGTTCGCGATGCACTGCCGCTTCGGTGCGCGGATGCCCGCTAGGTCAAACGCCGCCGCTAGTTCAAACTCTACAATGTCGCGTGTTTCTACTACCTTGCGATCGACATAGTAGATTTCACGCGGTAATTCAGCGGTCGGATCCGGTGCGCCGTATGGGTTGGTGTTGCCGGGGAAGTTAGCGCCGTCGATGTAACGGGCTAGTGTACGCACCCGAGTAAACTTGGCGCCTTCCAGGCCACTTGGCAAGCTGAGCAGCAGCGCGGTGATGGTGCCCATGATATTGCTGACCTGCACCTTGGGACGCGGCAGTTGACCGTTGCCGCTGTATTCAAACCCCGTCGCTTCGATTGGAAAACGCATGTAACTATTGCCGTTCCATGCCACTTCGCCATTAGCGTTGAGTGAGCTGCCAGCGTGGAAACGGTACGTTTGCGTTATACCATGCTGCGCTGTATTTAGATCAAGCTCAAACAGCTCGATAATGGCGCTAGGCGCAATCGCCTGTAGATCGGAGACTGGTACGGTCATCAGCTGCGCAGCTTAGGGCTCGAAGACACGCCTAAATGTGGCGCGTGCCGTGTTACTTACACAGTTGCTAGCAGACACATCCCACTGCTCGCAGACAAACTTACCGGGTGTTCCCCAGGGAGGGGTCCAGTCGAAGGACTCGACACCACCACGGGCAGCCAAGAAGGCGCGTATCTCGTCGCGTTCAGCGGCGGTGCGCTCGGAAAAGGATAGCTGCCACTCCTCGGGATCGGTGTTCAGGCCGAAGCGCGTGCGCTGCTCATAGCCATCGCCGAACTGCGTCTTGCGAACACGCGGCTTGTGCGATTCGCTTACGTCGTAAGAGGCGGTCCAGGTAAACGTGGCCATTGGCGCAGCGCGACAGCGAGACTTAGCAGAGCAGATACAACCAGCTTACGAAGCCAAGAGGCCACCGGGGCGTTTCTGATTGACCAGCTCCTGTTGCACAACAGCAGCGATCACTCGGCCAAGCGCTTGTCCTTGGCCGGCGTCGCCAGACATCTGCTGGTTGCCGCTGGCATCCACGTTGACTTGGATCGTGATTGGGGCCGCACCACCGCCGGAGGACTCGACGCCCAGCCTGCCGCTGGGGAGGCGGCGGAGGGGCATGATCGCCTCGGGGCCGGCCTCGCCGGCCACGCCGTTACGCATAAGCCCGCCATCGGCGAACTTGAACATCGTGGGCTTGTTGACGACGCCGCCATAGGCGAATGGGACGATGCGGTTGGCTGCATCGAAGGCGCCGCCGTAGGCAAACAGGCGCGTGCCGGGATCAAACGCTAGTGGGTTGGCAGTAGCCGCACTGAAGTTGAGTTGCGGTGCGCTTAGCCCGGAGGCGCCAGATGCGGCGGGTGACGGGGCCAAGAAACCTATTGCCTGCATCAGTGAGCGCATGATGAATTGCCGGACAATGATGCGGGTCATGTCAGCAACCAGGCTGGTGGCGAACTCGCGGAAGTTGGCTGTGCCAGTGGTCATCAGGCTGGTGATGGAGTCTTCGACGCCTTTGAAGCCAGTCTGGGCGAGGTCGGCAACGTTGGAGCGGATGGTGCCGATGGATTCGACGTAGGCAAGGGCGCCTTCGC